TGATTCTGCACCACCTACTGCACCAGAAACAGAAGTAACTGTAACAGATGTTACGCTATCAATACTTGTAGGTGAACTAAATGTGTTTGCACCATTTGATAAACTTTTATTAGTAACAACATATTGTAATAAAACAATGTTACCATCTGATACTGATTTACTTACTGTACCATCCCCAAAGTAAACTTCAAACAAACCACTATCAGTTTCTTGTAAAAAATAAACTGTACTGTTAGAAGTTAGTTGTGTTATATCTGTTGCTCTGGTATAGGTAGTCGTTGCAGTATCAGAACTTGATGTTTGTACTTTAACTGTAAGTGTAGATGTATCAGCATTCGCATCACCCAAAGTAAATCTTTGGTCTACATCAGAAGTGTCTACTGTATATCTTGTAGTAAGATAAGTACCCTCATAAACATTTACACTATCGAAAGGAACTGTACTACCTGTGTTACTTGCCGTTACATCTGCAATGGTAACGAATTGATAATCTGTTCCATCAACAGCAGTAGTGAACGCTGTTCCTGCCGGCATAGTTTTTGTACTTGCACTTGTCGACAAACCTACATTGATTACTGCGATTGGAGCTCTAGGTGATGATACTTCATAACCCAAAGTTTTTGCGTGTGATACTACACTTGAACGAAGTGATGCACTATCTAAAAACATTTCGTTTGCCAACATGTTAGCATTGAATCCTAGATAGTGTGTGTTATATGCCAATGTGTCTAGTAAGATACTCATACCAGAACCTTCAAAGTCATAGTCTTTAAATTCTGATTGTGCTTTTAGGAAAGTCTTTAGATTATCTTTGATGCTATCAAAGTCTAATTCAGTTACTCTTAATCTTTTATCATTTACTGCCATTATCGTAATCTCTCTAACATAACTGATAAGTCTACCAATTCTGTGGGTGCGTTAACTACATAAAATTCTATGGTTACATTGTAAGCATTTCTATCATAATCTGGTATTGCTCTTACCGATACCAATCGGCATCTTGGTTCAAAGTTATTAATGACATCTTCTATCTTTCTTGTCATAACCACCGAAGTCATTGGATTCATGTTTTCAAATAGTAACTCACGAACCCCACCAGATATTTCTGGGTGGAATGGTTTCTCAAATGTATTCAAATTAATTAGATTTCTCAATGACCTCTTGACAGCTTGTATATCAGTTACTTTATTGATATCAGAACCAACGACCCTTTTACCAAAAAATAAATCTAAATCAGAGTATTGTCTGACATTACGACTGATATTATTCTGTGCTTGTGCGTCTTTGTAAGCAGACATATATAATCTCTTGTTATTTAATTATTATTTATAAGAGAAGACTATGTCTTCCTGTTTTTTTTATACCTGTTATCGTAATAAATAAAACCAGCAGAATCTTCTTTCCATTTCCAATCTCTCTTTTCCCTCGCATTTATTAGAGCTTGCTTACGACCTAGACCATTTTTCATACCCTCATCAAAAGTAACACTATCGAAATTACGAGTAAGGGGGAAGGCTGCCATCTGTTTACGAGCATCCTCTTCATTTGCTCTCTTAAATATTTTATCTACATCTTTGTCGGAAAGTCTTTGTAAGGCTTTATCTTGATTAAAGAAATTTTTATATGTGCCTGGAACATATGTTCTTAAAGAAAGATAGAGTTTAAATCCATACAATTTTTCTTTTGTCTCAGGAATAACAGTTCCTGTTTTTGTTGCCCCAGATATTTCTTCTTCATTTTTTTCTATCTCTTTAGTTTTTAAAGATGCGTTAGTTTCTTTATCAACTTTAGGTGTTTTTTCTTCTACTGCTTCTTTAGATGGTAAAGAAACTTCTGCTGGCAATTCAACAGGAATTATTTCCCCAGCTGGTAACTGTAAGTTTGGAAGTAACTCTCCAATATTCCCACCTGCTAGTATTTGTTTAGCAAGAGATTCAATATCCAATCCTTTAGCTTTCATTGCTGGGCCAAACTGTGATACTATATTTGCAACTTGTGATGGGTATTGTGGTGATGTTATATTTAATTTACTAAGTGTTGCAAATTCAGATTGCATATTTATATTTGGTATCGTTGGTAACTCTGGTATCATATCAGCAAATGATGATTGTAAATCACTTACTTTAGATTCTAGACTTGCAAGAATAGTACTTGCATCTCCACCATGATTTGCAAGAAGACTATCTTTTAATGCTTTAGCATCAGTCAAAGATTTATTTAACTTTTCATTTGCACCTTGTAAATTGTCATTTGAAAAAACTGCCATTCTTTATTCCTACGCCACTGGCGCCAATGTGTTACCTTGTGCTGTTGCATCTGCACCTGTATCAGTTTGTGAATGTATATGACCTGTAAGTTCTATTGCAGTACCAGAACCATTGTTTGCAGTAACTGTACTTCCATCACCACTAAACAATAATGAACCAACTGCTTCTGATTTAATATCTAGTGTTGTTGATGCCTTAACAGTCATAGTTTTACCAGAAGATATGGATGTACTCTCAACACTAAAGGTTGTTAAATTTTCCGTTGCAAGTATTCCTACACTCTTGAGTGAAGTAATCTGATAATTATCTGTAGCAGTAATATCAACACTACCACCAATACTTCTTGTCTCTTTACCACCGATAGTAATATCAAAATCTTTTGCAGTTCCTTTCTCCGTTGTACCGATTGCACCAGCAACAGAGTTCGCAATATTAAATGCATGGTTACCTTTTATTTCTTCTTCTAGATTACCACCAGATTCTCCAGCACCAATCTTAACTTGTTCCGACTTACCAATCTTTCTAGTGAAGTTACCACCAACTTCTAATATGTAATCACCTTCTATAAGTTCTCTCTTATCTCCACTACATGTTAAATTAATATCTCCTCTCACATAGACATTAGATTTACCAGCAATCAATTCATAGTTGTCACCGACAACTTTAACTGTCTTTGTACCATCAGCAACAATTTCTTCATAAGTTCCAGCGGCATGTTGTGTGTATAACCTCTCACCTTCTGGGGTATCGTCTATCTCTTTGATGTGTCCTGTTTCAGATTCGTGTACATGATTGAAAGGATAGAGTCCTGTTGGATTACCAATTTGTTTTCCACCACCCACCTCTAAAAGGTTTGCCGCCTTATATCCTCTAGGTATAGGTTCATCAAAACTTCCAGCAGTTTCTGCTTTACTTGCAGTTGATACTGTAGATACATTTGGTTTAGTTGCCGTAGGTATATCTTTAAATTGTGTATCTCTACGATTAATAAGAGACCTATGATTCTCTGCATCTTCATCCCTTGCAAGTCTTGACACATCTGATTCTTCTAGTCCATGACCTGAATGAAAAATATTTTCATTTGGGTATTCACCGCTTGGGTCATTAAAACCTTTGGTGGTATCTGATTCCGTTCTTGGTATGCCCGGCAACGAACCCATGATAACAGGTTGTTGTTTTTCGTTTGCATCACGAAAGAATCCCACGACCCAACTACCCTCTACTAGAAAGGATGGTGTGTTACCGAGACCTTGCATAGATGGGTCAGTAACAGGATGCATAACATGAGCCCACGGCAAGTCTGCTGATGGGATATCAATTAAATCTTCTGTGTGGAAACCTAGACATCTAACTTGTACTCTACCTAGTTTTGCTGGGTCGTCACGATTTTCCACAACACCAGTAAACCATACGAAACCATCTAGGCCCATAAAATAGTTTTCATTCATGTTTGTATTTATAAGACTAGATAGGAACTTGTGTTAAGCGTTGTAACGATAATCCAAATAAATGTTACCAGCAAGAACCACTCGTTCGGCATCCATCTCTGGTGCTTTCGGAACTTCGTGCAGAACATGGCCTGGAAATATAATCAACTCATCTGACTTTGGATAGACTTCTAACTTTGCCTCTGGGAAGATTAACGGTGGTGAACCTTTCGGTACTTGCACATAATACACCCAAGACCATAAGGCAGGTCCGTGTGTATGAGGTTTGGTATAATGATACTGTTCGTAGATTGCACCCCAACAGTCAAAGGTAAAGAACTTATCCAGAGTGCCTTTCTGGTCATTCAAGGTAACTTTGCGTACGACATCAATCGCTTGTTCACAAACAGCATTGACTAAGGGATAGTCTTGATGTAGAAACCAACTTGTCATATACGCTTTGACGTTGGTCTTACGTGCTTCTTCGTGTTTGTGTTGATTGATAAGAGTGTGAATCTCTAATCGTTTGCTTACCGATACTCCTAGAGTTCTACGAATGACTCGCTCACGTTTGGTAAAGGTATGTAACTCAGATTCACTCTG